GATTTTAAAGTAAATTTTAAAATCTTTAGATTGGTATTTAAATGGTGCCCGAAGCCAGACTTGAACTGGCACGCCTCGAAAGGCGAGGGATTTTAAATACCATAGCTAAACCAGTATAAACAATAACTTATAGCAACATTAATGGCTTGCTCGTGCAAATAAGGGCATATAAAGGTAAATATAAGACAGAACCGCCAGCCAATCGCCAGTAAAATAGAGGGAAAAGTACAAGGGATTTTTTGAAAAACAATCCCTTTTTACTGTGCAGGATTAGAAAGCGGGTTGAATTTGACCGCACTTTCTAAGTGCGAAGGGGCGAAGTGCGCATAACGCATTGTCATTTCGATAGTTGAATGTCCGAGGATTTCTTTCAACACTAAAATATTCCCACCGTTCATCATAAAATGGCTGGCGAACGTATGGCGCAAAACGTGAGTTAGTTGCCCTTTGGGTAACTCAATTTCAGCACGTAAAACCGCATTCTCAAAGGATTCATAAGCATCATTAAATAAACGCCCACGCTTTTTCGGTAGCATATCGAACAATTCTTTACTGATCGGCACAGTGCGGTTTTTCTTTGATTTTGTGTTTATGAACGTGATTTTATACGGCATAACTTGCGATTGGGTCAGCGTTTCCGCCTCACTCCAACGTGCACCAGTTGCCAAACAAATTCGCACAATCAAGCCCAAATCAGGATTTCGAGAGTTATCGCACTCAGCTAATAAACGGTAAATATCACGCTCATACAAAAAAGCCAGTTCCGTATCCCGTTCTTTGAATAAGCGCACACCATCAAGGGGATTTTCAACCGTCCACTTGCGCAATGATTTCAGTTCGTTAAACACTGCTCGCAAGTAGGCGTGTTCACGGTTTACTGTAGATTCTTTCGGAGGCTTATTTTTGTTTACAGAAAATTCCCCATCAAGGCGGCGTTTGCGGTAGTCGGCAAAGATTTCAGCGTTAAATTCATTGGCAGGCGGATCGCCCAAGTTCGCGCACAAGTTCTTTAGTTTGGCTAAACGAGCCTCGCCATCTGACAACGTTTTACCGTGCAAATCAAACCATTCCTGCACATAAAAACTTAACGCCGGCAAATCGCTTGATTCCAAAACTTGTACAGAATCAACCGCACTTGTCGTTTGTTCTTTGGCTTGATTATAAAAGCGCAACGCATCGCCTTTGGTTAAAAACCATTTGCGTGACCGCTTGCCCCTTACATAAACTTCCGCAAGCCATTTACCATTTTTAGTGTCTTTACGAACTGCCATAATTAAGAAAATTGTTTCTCAACATCTTGCGAGCCATGTAGAACACGAACAATGGTTATAAAATCAGAAGTGCGTTTAAAAAATATCACATAGCCCTCAACCACATAGCGACGCAGTTCAATATCAATAGAAAAATCATCAAAAACGCTACCTAAATCAAATTCACACAAAAGTGAAAAAGCCCTTTGAAATTTTTCTAAAAATGCAAAAGCGCAATCAAATCCAAAAGATTCAACGCCGTAAGCAAAAATAGCCTCTAAATCTTCTTCTGCAGCAGGAAGTACCTGTAATTGTTTAGCCATGGTAACGTGCTGCAATTTCACGGAAGAAAGCAGGAATATCAGTGACAGCTTTAGGCTCGCCACTGTTTAAGCCTTTATCAATTTCTTTACGCAAAGTGGCTAATTTCTGCTGGTATTGAAAAGATTTCAGCATCTCATCAAATAATTCATGTTCTGATTTAAAGTGCCCCGCCTTCATCAAATCAGCAAATTGTTCTGCTTGTTGAACTGAAAGTGTAAACATTTTTGCTCCTTATTTTGTGTTTTTACGAACTGCCATAATTAAGAAAATTGCTTCTCAACATCCTGAGAACCATGCAACACCCTAAGCACATTCAAGGCTGATGAAGTACGCTCAAAAAATATCACATAGCCCTGCACAACATAGCGATATAGATTAGGTTGAATATCAAAACAAGCGACACCTACATCAAATTCACACAACAAAGAAAACGCATCATAAAATTTATCAAGAAATAACGCAGCTTGTATTTGCCCAAAACGTTCAACGCCATAATCAAAAATAAGTTGCAAATCTTCCCTTGCCAACGCATTAACAAATAAACGTCTAGCCATTATTTGCGCCCACGGCATTTGATTTCATCAAAAAAGGCGTTAAGATCGGTAACTTCCACCGCCTCACACGCCCTAGCCTTATCAATTTCTTTACGCAAAGTGGCTAACTTCTGCTGGTATTGAAAAGATTTCAGCATCTCATCAAATAATTCATGTTCTGATTTAAAGTGCCCCGCCTTCATCAAATCAGCAAATTGTTCTGATTGTTGAACTGAAAGTGTAAACATTTTTGCTCCTTATTTAGTTTCTTTGCGAACTGCCATTATGCGTCATTTTTTTCAATGCGAATATGCCCATTCCCCACCACATTATTTTTTGAGCCACTGACATGTTGTGTTATTGCGCCAGTTTGTGGTGATGAAGTTTTTAAGCCTGTCATAAAAGCAATAGCTTCTAATTTTTTACGGTCATCAAGATCGTTAAACGCGAGTAATGCCATTCTTGCATCACTAGCTAATTCCGATGATTTTTCCTTACCGTGTAATAGCCAATCTATAGTCACATTGAAATTTTCTGAAATACAAAATAAAGCTTCAAAAGACACGGAATTTCTAGTTCGCCATTTATTTATCGCTGCTGATTGTACTCCTACGAAATCCGCAAGTTCTTTGTCTGTATGAACATTACAAATTTTTTTCATGCGTTCGATGATTTCGTATGAATTTAAATCAATTAATTTTTTCATAATTAATCCTGATTGGAGTTGAATTTATCCAAAATGGATAATACAATATCCACATTATAAACAACGGGAATTGACCGTTACTAACAGAAAGTAGATTACCACAACAAAGGAGATTTGACTATATGGAAACCAATACAACGCCAATACAGGCGAGAAAAGGGCGCAATCCCACTTTGCAAATTTCACTAGAGCAAAAAATCATCAGCAAAATTGAAGCCTTAGCCATAAAGGAAGACCGCTCAATTTCATCAATGGGGCGCGTATTAATTAATCGTGCCTTGGCAATGACAGCACAACAGGAGAAAGAGGTATGAAAAAGCAAAATGCAATTTGTATAAACATACAAATGGAACAGCCTTATATGACAAGAGAAGAGTTTGCTAAAAAATTAGATGTATCAACAAGGACAATTGATCGGTTAAGACAGCAAGGTGTTCTGAAGTGTATCAAGATGAAAGATGATAACGGCAAAGACACCGAAAAAGGCACGGTGCTGATTGATTTAGTTGCCGTTGCGGTACGCAATGCGAAAAACGCATTTCAAATATAAACCGCACAAAAGTGCGGTCACAAAAAACAAGGTTTTTTGAACGTTGGCTATGCCAACGGCTGCGAAGCAGCGAACAATCCTTACAAGGATTGTGAGTAATTTCCAAAAGAGTTTAGTTATAAGGGGAAGACAATGACTAAATCATCACTCACGTTTTTCTTTCAAGAATATTGCGAGAAACACAATTTAACCAACGAAGAAATTCAAGAAAGATTCGCTATTCTTCAGTATCAGGCAGAAGTCGAGCGAGATACCACTCAAGATCATCAGCAGCTTTCGGCGATTTTTGCGAAATGGCGTGAAAACTGCCCACGCAAACAAGCTAATAACGATGAGACAACTTCCCAATATACGGGAGCAGAACATCAAGCAATTCGGGATTTGTTTGCTTCACTGAAGCAATCAGCGCGTGAAGCTCATTCTCTACATCATCAATCACATCAGAGTGACGTGCAAGTCCACGCAAAAGGCAACCCATCACGCGTTCTTGAAGCCCCTGCTGTAACTGAAGTTGATAAAGCTGTGCTTGCATATCTTGAAGCGTTTTTTGCATCTGATCGTTCATCTTCTGAAATCCTTAAATTAAGTAATCGTTTATTCAATTTAGGGCAAGCATACAACAAAACAGCTAAATAAAAAAGCGAGGGCGCGGCAATGTATGTGTCTGAAAACGAAAGTGCGGTAGAAAAATGGCATCGTTTAAACGGTGTGCCCATGTCGAAAGCAAGAAATAGCGAAGAAGCCTTGCATGAAATGGGCTTGAGTAAATATCCCACTGAACGTGCTTTTAATCATCTTTCCGATGAGCAAAAAGGCATGTTAAAAGCGTTAGCAGATATTGAACCTTTTGAAGATTACATCTCGCCTGGTCTCACTGGCGATAAGTTATGGCATTACAACGAAAAAGGCATTGATAAATTAACCAAAGCCTTTCACGCCATATCAGCACTTCGCACGCCTTTTCCGCGCGCTTTAAGCCGTCGTGATTTTTACAATATCGACCCACACACAAGGGGGAAATAATGGCAACGAAAAACCGAACCATTATCAAAAAATACGCCGATCGCTGGCACAAAGAAGCCTGTCATTTATACGCAAAATGGCTCAACGCAAAACGCCAAGGCGATGAAGAAGCCGCAAATTATTATTTCAGCAAATATATTACGGCTGGAGACAACTGGATCAACTACACCAAATTTGCCCATTAAGGAAAAATCTTATGCAAGAACACATTATTGAATTATCTGAACGTTATGCCCTTAAGTTAAACGAAAACCACGTTTATATCCTGTACAAAATTGAACTCAATGAAAACGGCACTTACCAGCGCAAAGGCGGCGCAATCTCTATGGATTTGCCTTCCTTGGTAGATAAGCTGATTTACTGTGAATTAATGAATGAGAAAGTAGAAACCCTTGAAGATATGCGCAACGTGCTACACGCCATTCACAGCGAAGTAACACGCATCGCCGAAATTCAAGCCACTTATGCGCAGGCATAAACCCTTTTTTATCTATATCTATTAATTTAATTCATCTAAATTTATTTTAGATGAATTTAAATAATAAATAAGCCAAAATGAATACGCAAATGTGGGAACAACAACGCAACAACAGCCTCACTGCCAAAAATGCACACATGGCAGTGGTTGCCTGTGAACGTCATCAAGCCGCAGAAAATGGGCATAAATTTGACCGCACTTCGCTGCCTTTTGATGAAAGCTGCTATACACCACAACAGCTAGAATTATTCGCCACAAACCCTGTTGATTTTGAGTTTATCGAACAAAAACTTGAAAACCTACCTCGCCAACGTCAGCGTGAATATTTCCGCAAACTTTATCTTAAAGCCTATCGCAGCGTAAAAGACGATGGATCCATTGCTTTTTTACTCGGCAATAAACAACGCCGCCACGCCAATGATTATTTACGCAATGTATTAGATGTGCGTTTACAAAAAGTCTTTTCACAATACAACGTAGACGTAGATTTTTTGCAAACCTTCATCAACACCCCGCAATGGTTGCTATCCGTTAAAGATGAAATACAACAAGCCGTGCAGTTCTCCACCCTGCCAACCCGTGAAGAACTAGCCAAACACTACAACGAATTACATTACAGCGGTTTTCATTTTCGACTGTTAGGCACCCAACAAAAGCAAAAACAACTACCTTTCTATTTAATCACCGAAAGCAAATTGAAAAAAATGGCGTATGAAATGGCAACGGCATTTATTCGATTTCAATGTGATTGTTCCCACTTTTTAAAAAATGGCATTGAAAGCGACAACGAGGGCGACATTCAAGGCTATTTCTATCAGCTCTATAAATGGTGTGGCAAAATCGCCCTTTCTGCAGGTTTCAAAATTCCCCATTGGGAAAAAATCGAAAACGACAAACGCATCAGGTCCGAACACATTGACAGCACTTTAATTCGCTTAACTTGCGAAAAATGGTGGTTTAAGCAAATGCGAGACATACAAAAACGTATGGTCGAACATATCGCTATTGCCTGCGGCGAAGTGCGTGCCAACGCCGCCAGTTATATCTCTAATCAAAGTTTCCAAGAATGGCAACTGCAACAACGCAAAAATCACGATTACTTGCGTGCGATGATTATTGAGAACATCGACAACCCCGAAGAACAGGTCGAACTTTTCGATATGTTCTTAAAATCATCCTCCAACCCCGCATTACGCAGAAATGAAATGATGGTGCGCTTGCGTGGCTTGGAAGAATGGGCAGAAGAAAACAACAATGAAGCCTTATTTTTAACCCTCACTGCGCCATCATCATTCCACGCAGGAAACGGCAACAAAAAATGGTCGGGGGTGAATCCACGAGATACGCAAAACTATTTAAACAAAGTGTGGCAACAGTTCCGTGCGTTATTATCGAAACGTAATATTAAATTTTACGGTATGCGAGTGGCAGAGCCGCACAAAGACGGCACACCACACTGGCATGCGCTAGCTTATGTGCCAGCAGAACATAAAGAAGAAGTCATCCGCTTATTTAGACAAAAGGCCCTAGAGTTAGACGGCAATGAAAAAGGTGCGGCAGAACACCGTTGCAAGGTGGAAGAATGCGATAAAACAAAAGGCAGCGCAACGGCGTACATTGCCAAATACATTGCGAAAAATATTGACGGTTTTGCCCTTGCTGGCGAAGTGTCAGATGAAGACCCGACACTAAGCCTACACGACAACGCCTTGCGTGTTCGTGCATGGGCGAGCCGTTGGGGCATTCGTCAGTTCCAATTCTACGGCGGCGCATCTATTTCTGTTTGGCGTGAATTGCGCCGATTAATCAGCGGTCAAGCCGATGATGAAATTATCAATAAAGCCCAAGCCGCAGCAGGCATAGCGAATGATTATGCCGCCTATATGGAAATTCAAGGCGGGGCACTGGCTAAACGTGCTGATCAACCCATCAAGCTCGATTATGAAACCAAGCCTGCGAATAAATATGGCGAACAACGCAAAGCCATTATTGGTTTAGCGAATAGATTCAGCCTAAAACAAGTCATTTCACGCACCAAAAAATGGCAAATTAAAAAACGCCCACAAGATTTTGCCCAACGCACAGAATCTATGGTTGAGCGCAGCTCAACCGCTAACAATAGCGCACGCAGTGCGCCTTGGACTTGTGTCAGTAACTGTAACCGCTCAATTCTTAAGCAAAAGATCAAATTACTGACACAACCGATCTGCGCACCCCTTAGCGCACAAAAATTAGACTATTTATTCAAGTACAAACGGCTAACCATAGATAAATATACAGCCTTAGAGCTCACCGAAAACGATGTGCAGTTAGTGAAACGGAATCAAAATATGATGACGTCCCTTTCCCCTGTGCCAAGAAACCTTCAAAAACTCAAAGAGTTTCATAAAAAACAACGCATTCAATAGGAGAAAACGCAATGAATAAAAGAAAACAGAAACAAATCCGCCGAATCTTAGCGGCAAAACGTGTAAAAAAGTGCGGTCAAATTGATCTGAAAAATTTACAAGCGCAAGTGTGGGATATTGCTGTGCAATCGCAACAAACCGCAAGTTGGGTAAAAACACAAGGCGAAACTAATCGTCTTATTTGTCGCTATTTTTCAAAAGAAATCGCACGGCTTGAAAAACGCAAAACGCCCGAATTAGCCCTGCTTGCGATTGCTTTAGGGTTTATCTGTGGTGCACTGGGTTATATTTTATGCTTATTAGCAATTCTTTGAGTAAAAATAATGCATAAATCCAACACCAAAAAATCAGATAAAGACTTATGGGCGACACCTTGGTGGGTTTTCCATTATGCAGAACAATATTTCAACATAAAATTTGATTTAGATACATGTGCCATGGAACACAACACCAAAGTGAAAAACTTTATCAGCCCAGAACAAGATACGCTAACAACAGATTGGCAAGGGCGTTACTGCTGGATGAATCCGCCTTATAGTAACCCGTTGCCCTTTGTCTTACGTGCTATTTCGCAAAGTGTGTTACATAACAAAACGGTGGTAATGTTACTTAATGTAGATGGTTCGACAAAATGGTTCGATATGTGTGTGCGTAATGCAAAAGAAATTGTCTATATCACAAATTCACGCATTCCTTTCATCAACAACGAAACAGGCGAGGAAACTGATCAAAACAACAAACCACAAATGTTAGTGTTATTTGAGCCAAAAGCCCCTTACGGCACTTTAAAATCCTCTTATGTGTCATTGCATACGATGAAAGAAAAAGGGCAAGCGAAATAATAAAAAATGGAAAGTCAATGACTTTCCATTTTCTACAATTAGGCTTGATGGGCACGATAAAATTCACACAAGGCTTTGATTGCTTGTGGGCGCGAACCGCCAAATTCAGCAAGTACCGCATCAAATTCATCCGCCAATGCAGTGGGCAACTGCAATAAAATTCGACGTACTGCACCACTTTCAAGCAATTTTTTAGTGTGTGCTGCTGCGGTTTTCGCGCGTAGTTTTTTGCTGTGTTCAGTCATTGAGTTTGCCATAATACTTGCCTTTTTTTATTTATTTGCTTAAGATTGGAGTCATCGGGGAGCCGTCACTCCCCGATGGATTACCCTAGAATACCGGCATTGCCGTTACTAGAAGGATAATTAGGATGAGTAGCTTGAAATACATATCCTAAACTCCGTTTTGAAGCCCCACGTTCCAACAAAGTGGGGTTTCTTGTATCTAAGGCGTTGTGCCTTAGATGTGATTAATTATATTATATTTTATAATAAGTGCAAGCATGATTTAAAAAATTTTCAAAATAAAAGCCACTAGAAATAGCGGCTTTTTTATCCCTCTAATATCTTGTAAATTCACGGTTCATTGGTTCAGATCTTTCAATAACGGCTTTTGAATTACAAACCCTACAGTAAATATTTGTTGTTCTTGCCATCTTCCCCAAAGCCGTCGCATAAAGAAACCGACCAAAACAACAAACCGCAAATGTTGGTGCTATTTGAGCCAAAAGCCCCTTACGGCAGTTTGAAATCGTCTTATGTGTCGTTGCATGAAATGAAAGAAAAAGGGATGTTGCAATAATTTTTTAAAAAAAGTAGTTATTATACCTATAAAATAGTTGTTTTATTTTTTTAAGTGGGTATAATAACCACCATTGAAAGGCAAGAGGGAGAAACAGTGGATAGCAAAACAGCAATAAAAATGATAGAAGAGGACGGTTGGTATTTAGATAGAGTTAAAGGTAGTCATCATCAATACAAACATCCTACAAAAAAGGGAACGGTCACGATTCCCCACCCAAGGAAAGACTTGGGGCATTTAGAAAAAAGCATTAAAAAACAAGCGGGGCTGTAAAGCCCCCTTATAAGAATAGGAGAAAAAATGTTATACCCAATTTGTATCGAAAAAGTAAATGATGGTTATGTGGTATCTGTGCCAGATGTACCAGGCTGTTTTTCAGCGGGTGATACATTAGAAGAAGCATTCATCAACGCAAAAGAGGCAATCGCTTTCCATATTGAAGGCATGTTAGAAGATGGAGAGGAAATCCCACAGCCAACATCCTTGCAAGAGCACGTTAAAAATCCAGAGTATGAAGGCTTTACATTTAGTTTTGTGGATGTAGATTTAACTCACTTAATGGGTAAAGCCGAAAAAATCAATGTAACACTGCCTAGCCTCTTAATTAAACGTATTGATAGATTTGTGGCAACGCATCCTGAATATAAAAACAGAAGCAACTTTTTGGCGCAGGTGGCCACAAATAAGTTACTCGCAGCATAAAAATAAAAGCCGCTATTTCTAGCGGCTTTTTTATCCCTCTAATATCTTCCTTAAATGGGATTTTTCTTCTACTGAAAGTTTACTTAAAACTAATTCAAGTAATTTATCTTTGGTTAATTTGCTACTTCGTGTAGTGTAACCAAATTCCATATTCATCACAAATCGGTGGCCACACAGAGGGTTTTTACAGGCACAATAATATCTTGTAAATTCTCTGTTCATTGGTTCAGATCGTTCAATAACGGCTTTTGAATTGCAAACCATACAGTAAATATTTGTTGTTCTTGCCATCTTCCCCAAAGCCATCGTACAAAATCACTGCAAATAATTATATCAATGAATGGATTTTTGTACAGGCTAAAAGCAAGGATTTATTTTGCGAAAGTTTGTTCTCGGAACTTGATTTTTAATAAGTTTTTGATTTCTGGATCTTGATTTATTGTTTCTGCAATAATCTCTTGTAATGGTATCACTTCATCATAGTGATACACTTCACGATATTTCAACGGATCGCCAAGTCCGCCCGTATTTGTCGGAATAATCCCACTTAAACCTGCAGGAAAACGATGCGCAGTTAAAACATCTTGCGCTGAAATATTTTTAATGTTGGCAAATTCATCTTTGGTGCCAGTATCGCCAATCGGAATCACTTTTAACCCGTCAGGATGACCGCCCGCAATATTCACAAACATAGAGCGGAAATTTCCCACGCCTTTAGATTCGCTGATCTTCCTTGCAATCTCCTCTTCCATTTCTTCGCTTAAGTCGGGATCTGTAGAGTACAAAATAAACCCCATATGCGCCCCGTTGCTGAAATAGCGACGGCGAAATACCGTTGCATCAGAATTCAGCAATGCCGATTGAATACCGCCTACATAATCGGGCGATCCATAAACTTGTTGCATGGGGTCGTAAAGTTTAATAAAAATAATATCTTTCGCCTCATAGCGATAGATTTCTTGTGCGGTATCATAAAGCGATTTCTTCATCAAATAGGAATAACCGCCATCTTTACGTACACGTAAATAAAGGCTAGAAAGTGGCACAAGGCGCACCACCTGCCCAAAACCATTACGCACTTTTAAAAGCCCCACATCCCCAAACTGAATTAAATTTAAACACAGTGCGCGCATTTCCATTTTAGACAAGGCTTTCCCTCCCTCATAGGTTGCACTAACCATATTCGCACGGCTATGTAGTATGCCACCGTGTTGTGCATTTTGATGAGGCAATTTTGCCAGTGCATGGCGATTTACTGGCGGTAAATAGCAGTTGTAATTTTCATCAAAGCCAATACCGACATAATCTAACGCAGGCGAAGCAGTGACTTCATTTAACGAGAAAGTGCGGTCATTAATTGGGGCAATAACAATCCCTTTTTTATTGTCTGTTTTTACATTAGTTTTCATTTAGTACGCTCCATCCACAACGTTTGCGAGGTTTATCATTTAAAGATTTTTTGTTGATAGCATTACAAATTGCGAAAAACACATCGGCATGTTGAGTTTTAACGGTACGTTCCGCTGTAAATGTCATCGTATTGCCACTTTTGGTTGATTGGTGCTTAATCATTAAAAAGCTCGGTACAATATCTAATTCGCTTTCGCTCCACTCAATTTGCCCATGCTCAACCAAATCATGTACTTTCAGCACCATACCCGTCTTACTTTCTGGGTTGTAAATAATGGCAGTGGCGGCACGGCGTGCAAACTCTTTCACCAACTCATAAACCCCATAGCCCACGCCTGTGGCATCAATGCCTATGTAAGTCATATTGTATTTTTCATAAAGGGCACGAATTTGATTGGCTTGATAGACATAGGAAAGTCCATTCCATTGATAGCGTGCAAGCAGACGATATTTTTCGCCTGGTAACGCAGGCGGGGCAATAATCACAAAGCTAGCCCCATCGCCACTGTGTGCGGGGTCGAATCCGCCCCAAACTTCACGATCACCAAAAGGGCGATCCGCTTTCGGGTTAAAGTCTTTCCATTTCGCAATATCTACACCACATTTTAAAAGTTGTTTCACATTGAAAATCGAATCCGCATCATCAATCCAAACACACATATAAAGCTGATTAAACGCATATTTGCTATAGCGTTGTTTCAGTTTTTCAATGTTAAATAACGTGCCCGCACCGCCTTTTAGTGCGTCTTCAATGGTTACCACATAACGCCACTGACCATCGGGACAAAGTCGCCCACCGTCACGCAATTCTGCAAAAGTTGGGAATGGCACGTTTTTGCGTTTAGGGTCGCCATCTCGCCAGTTATCGCCACTCCAGAAAGAATAGGATTCATGGAATTTGGAAGAGGGCGTACTGAAATAGGTTTCACGCCATTTTGCATGCGTTGCCATCGCAGAAGCCACATCATTGAATCGTTGGAAATCTCGAATCCACGCATATTCATCGCCGTACACATGACCGCTATTCCCTTGCGACGTATTTTTGTTGGTCGATAAAAAATGCAACTCTGCGCCATTGCTTAAAATAATTGGGTTGCCAGTCAGCTCAACACCGAAATATTCCCGCGCCATCTTCACAATGTAATTTTTAAAGATTTCCGCTTGCCGTTTACTGGCGGATAAGAATATTTGATTGTCGCCGCTAAAAATTGCATCTTCCAACGCTTCAAAACTGAAATAATAAGTTGCCCCAATTTGGCGCGATTTCAGAATATTGCGCACATCGTGGTGCTTGTTAGCACGAATATGGTTTTGATAATCAAACAACGAATCAATAAACGGCTGACACATTTCGGGCGTAACCTGGGAAATATCATTTTTAACCCGTTTTTTCTTCTTGCGTTCGTCACCGTCACCGCTGTTTGCAAAACTGCGTTCATTGTGAGAAACCTCCGCAGAATTGACCGCACTTTTTGCCACGGCTTTCGCCACCGTTGCGGCACGTTGCTTTTTGTACTGAATATCTTTATCGATCAGGGCTTCTAGTTCTTTTATTTCCTGATCGCTTTTATTATCACGCTCTGTCAGCGTAATAATGCGTAACGCAATTAATTCTTCAATCCCGCTTTCGCTGATTAAATTGCGCCAGTTGTATTTTTCTGCCCAATAATAAATCGGGCGTGTGCTATTTAAGCCTAATTCTTCAGCAATCTCTTTCGGCGTGTATTTTTTTAAATATAAAAACTTTGCCGCATAAATCACTTCGTCATCATAACGGCTTGTTTTTCGCTTTCTTAGTTTATGTTCAGCCATCGTCTTTTAATGTGTTTTAGTGTTTGTTTGTGTCTGTTTATATTCTTGGCAAGTATTGTGGCAATAAAAACAGCAAAAATTGAATAGTAAAAATTGGATATCGTAGGATATAGCACGATATCCGCCTATATCCTACGATATCCAAATTTTGCCCCGTGATTTTGTCAAAAAGATCGGCAAAAATGACCGCACTTACGCAAACAAAGCGAAAACGCAGGCATTTTAAAAATGAATAAATCAAAACTTAAAACCGATTTTATTTGCATTGCTACATCGGGCTATACCGTAGATGGTCGTCTAATTACTGCCCAAGAATTGCACGAAATGGCACAAACCTACGATCCAGAACACTACACTGCCAATTTATGGCCAGAACACCGCCGTTATTTTAGTTGCGGTGAAGTATTAGAACTGAAAGCGGAAGAACAAGAAAATGGCGAAGTGAAGTTATTTGCCAAAATTGCCCCAAATCAGCAATTAATAGACTTTAACCGTGACGGGCAAAAATTATTTACCAGTGTTGAAATCGCAGAAAATTTCCGCAATTCAGGCAAGGCTTATTTATCTGGTTTAGGTGTAACCGATAGCCCCGCATCAGTCGGAACAACCAAACTTGATTTCTTTAATCATCAAGACAAGGTGCAGTGCAGTGAATTTATTAATATTGATTTTACTGAACAAAAAAACGATGAAGAAAAAATGACACGTAGTTTTTTCAATGCGATCAAACAATTCTTTTCATCTTCCGAACAGCAGGAAGAACAACCAAATTCCAATAACAACAATAATAAAGAGGACAACTCAATGAACGATAAACAGTTCGCACAATTAATCGGTGCGGTGGTTTCCTTAGGCGAAAAAATCGACAACCATTTTTCAACAAAAGCGGAAACCACGCCAGAGTCATCACAACCAGCAGAAAAGAAAGATGAACAAGTGCAAGGCGTAACAGCAGAGCAGTTCAACCAACTTTTAGGCGCAGTGCAAGCGTTGGATAAAAAATTCAACGCATTAAGCCAAGAGCAAACCACTGTGCCAACTGGCGTGCCAACCGTTGAAAACGAAAATGTTTATAGCTTAAACGGTTACAACATTAACTTATCAAAAGGATTCTAAACGATGAATAAAGCAGCATATTACGCACTTGCAGCAGCATTAGCTAAACATTTTAATCAACCAATGGATGCGATTTTACGTGGCGAAAGTTTCGCACTTAAAGCACCAGAAGCGGCATTGTTAGGCGAAAACATTCAACAACGTTCTGACTTCTTAAAGCAAATTAATATGGTGCAAGTGTCTCATATTAAAGGTCAAAAACTCTTTGGCGCAACTGAAAAGGGCATAACAGGACGCAAGCAAAATGGACGTAATTTAGCCAACCTAGAACATACTCAACACGGCTTTGAATTAGCCGAAACAGACAGTGGCGTCATTATTTCGTGGTCAATGTTTGATTCCTTCGCCATTTTCAAAGATCGCCTTGTAGAGCTCTATAGCGAATATTTCCAAAACCAAGTCGCATTAGATATTTTACAAATTGGCTGGCACGGTCAAAGTGTAGCCAATAACACCACAAGAGCAGATTTATCTGATGTAAATAAAGGCTGGTTAAAACTGTTACAAGAACAACGTGCAGCCAACTTTATGACCGAATCGACAAAATCCTCAGGCAAAATTACTATTTTTGGCGATAACGCCGATTATACGAATCTTGATGAGTTAGCCTTTGACTTAAAACAAGGCTTAGATTTCCGCCATCAAAACCGAAATGATTTAGTCTTCCTTGTTGGTGCGGATTTAATCAGCAAAGAAACGAAACTCATTCAGAAAACACACGGCTTAACCCCGACCGAAAAAGCCGCATTAGGTTCACATAACTTAATGGGTTCATTCGGTGGAATGAATGCCATTACCCCACCAAACTTCCCAGCACGTGCAGCAGCCGTGACAACCCTTAAAAATTTAAGTGTGTACACCGAAGCAGAAAGTGTACGTCGTGCTTTACGTAACGATGAAGATAGAAAAGGTATGGTGACATCTTACTACCGTCAAGAAGGCTATGTTGTAGAAGATTTAGGTTTAATGACCGCAATCGACCACACCAAAGTGAAATTAAACGGCGAAGTATAGGAATTAACAATAAATGGGAATGCGAGATTTTCAACGTCAAATGCAGGCACTAGCAGACATTAATCAAGTATCAGAGAGCAATGCACAAAATGCAGCGGCGACTCACGGCGATGATTATGCTGTGCTTGAAATCGCCTTGCAAAATGATGTAAACACAATACGCATATTCCCAACACGTGCCGAAAAATTAGATTACAAGCGCAACCAATTTTTACCGAAGTGGTTGCCCTTTGTGAATGAATATTTAGATAAAGGGACAATTTATCAAAATGATTACTTGGTTTATTGCATTGTGTATTTGTTTGACATTGCTGATTTTGACCGAGCCTTGTCACTGGCTGAAAAAGCAATTGAGCAAAATCAATCTATGCCGCAAGGATGGAAATCCACATTGCCAAACTTTATCGCCGATCAAATCTACAACTGGACAGATAAAACCGCCGCAGCCGGTCAATCCGTGGAGCCATATTTTTCACAAACTTTTAAAAACGTGGCGACGGCGTGGAAGTTACACGAAATTGTCACGGCGAAGTGGCTTAAATTAGCGGCGACCCTGCTTTTACGCAGTCCACAAGGCAAAGTACAAGCAAGTGGTATTGACGATGCCGAAAGTCTTGTGCTGGCTATCCAATTATGTAACCGCGCTTTCCAACTCAATCAGAAAGTGGGGGTAAAAAATATGATTGAGCGTTGCATTATGCGTTTAAGCGCACTGGCAAAATCGGGTAAATATGACCCAACCAGTCTTCCACAAGTGGCAGGCTTGAGTTTGGAATCAAGTCAAATTAATTTTGATCTTGTGATAAAAAAACTCACTGCCTGCCCACGCCCAAAAAACGAGGAAGGCAATGTTTAACGGCAGAACGCAAGATTACGACGATACCGTCATCACAAATAACGGCTTTTGGTCAGATATTTACGTGGAAGAATTTCAAAAGCAACGGGCAATTCCATTACAGATCCCCGTTGAAATGGTAAAAGCAGCGTTAGTTGCGGCAATGCAAGGAGTGGATTTAGATTTAGCCGACGTAGCAGAACGTTACCGTAAAAGTGCGGTCAATGCGGCAACAGAAATTTCACAGCCATTGATTAATGGCGAAAACTATGCGCAAACCCTGTACAAAAAAGCGGTCTTTGCCCGAGCAAAAGCGGAACTATTACCCGAATTTAACACCCTTTCAGGGCGTGAAATTCATCAAAACCGTGATTACGTCACAGAACAAAAAAGCCTATTGGCAGAAGCAACCCACGCTATTCGTACATTAAAAGGCAAAAAACGAGGTTCAGTATGGCTACTGTAAAGAAAATGCGATATCAGCAACTGACGGAGTTTTTACTCACAAAATTGCCGAAACGTTATCACGGCAATTTTTACAGCTGGATTGAAGACGGCAAATTATTAAACGAAGGGCGACAATTGACGGCAAACGGCATAGAAGTATGTCATCTTTCTTATAACGGCGTATTCCACTTTGAAGCCTTACCATTTAACGAAATTTCCCCCGCTTATCTAATGGCGCATATTCAAGTGTGGGTAAACGAAAACGACCCAATGCGAGATGTACTGGATGAAAGTGAAATCCCCTTTGATTTAGATATTATCGACGATAACACGGCAGATTTAATCTTTACTATCGCTTTCCGTGAGCCACTCACGGCAATGGAAGATAGCGAAGGAGAATTAAACATTGAAGGCGTAAATTATCGTTTAGCCAATATTGAAATCTTTACGGCTGAATATATTGACCTTGTGGCGACCCTTGAACAATGAAGATTTTAATGGGGCTAAAGCCAGGTACGGTAGAAAAATTAAAGCATACATTACTGTATTTACGCCTTACGCCGCAAATGCGTAATCAAGTGATGCAAAAAGTATTGTGGCGATTAAAAAAGAATGCTGAAAAAAATGTCAGCCATCAACAATCGCCAGAGGGCAAAACCTGGGCACCTAGAAAGAAAAAATTAAAAGGTGGCGTGCGTAAAAATAAATTGCTGAAAAAAAGTGCGGCTAATTTAAATTCTAAATTAGAGCAACAAGGCGAACGAGGAAAACTGTTTTATGAAAAACCTCATTGGGCAAAAGTCCGTGCGATTCATCAATACGGCTTAGAGGTGCCCGTTGAGCAAACGGAAAAAGATAAAAAAGCCTTAAAAAAATTGTTGGCACAAAATAACCAGCCAGCAACATCAAAACAAGCACGACGGCTAAGAGAATTGGGTTATCAAGTGCGCAATGGGAAAACCAAAACAGGTAAACAAAAATATAAAAAAGTACGTTTAAAAAGTATTCGACAAACCATGTCACGCGGACAAGCGGGTTTAATTATACGAATACTGGAAAAACAAAAGGGGATCAACCAACCACAAGGTTTAGTCTCTTACAAAATGCCGAAGCGTGAATTTTTAGATGAAAACCAAAAACGAAATGCCGACATTATTACCGAAGAATTATTGAAAGGCTTTGAAAAAGCAGGCTATCACTTACAGCCATAAAAACACAAAAAATAACCCCGAATCACTGCAATGATTCGAGGTTGTAAACCCCTTACAAACCATTAACCAATAAGGAGTTAATTAAAACGAGTGAATTATAACCAACTATTTAAATTTATCAAGGACACCATGAAACAATACGGTTTATTTAAAACAATATTTGGCTTAGGGCTACTCGTTATCATGGCACGCTTTCCAGAAACGATAGATTCAATAGCAAATATGATTTCTTTATTAACAACCATAAGAGGACAGTAAATAATGTTCCCATCCGTACAAATTAACGCCCTTAATCAATTAAGCGGCGAAACCAAGGAAATCGAACGCCACGCATTGTTTGTCGGCGTAGGAAGAGTAAATGCAGGTAAATTAGTTGCACTTACGCCCGATTCTGATTTTGACAAAGTTTTTGGTGCTCCAGAAACTGACTTAAAAAAACAAGTACGCGCAGCAATGCTCAATGCAGGGCAAAACTGGTTCGCACACGTGTATATCGCACAAGAAGACGGTTACGACTTTGTCGAATGTGTGAAAAAAGCCAATCAAACCGCCTCTTTTGAATATTGTGTCAATACGCACCATTTAGGCGTAGATAAAGCAAGTATTGGCAAACTGCAAGAATGCTACGCAGAACTACTTGCTAAATTCGGTCGTCGTACCTTCTTTATCCAAGCTGTACAAGGTATTAATCATGATCAATCTGACGGTGAAACATGGGATCAATATGTACAAAAACTTACCACTTTGCAACAAACCGTTGTCGCCGACCACGTTTGCTTAGTGCCTTTATTATTTGGCAATGAAACAGGCGTATTGGCAGGGCGATTAGCAAATCGTGCCGTTACCGTGGCAGACAGCCCAGCACGGGTACAAACAGGCGCATTAGTGAGCCTAGGCAGTGCCAATAAACCGCAGGATAAAGACGGAAACGAGCTTACTCTTGCGCATTTAAAATCCCTTGAAACTGCCCGTTATTCTGTGCCTATGTGGTATCCCGACTATGACGGCTACTACTGGGCAGACGGTCGCACGTTAGATGTAGAAGGGGGCGATTATCAAGTGATTGAGAACCTGCGTGTAGTGGATAAAGTGGCGCGTAAAGTGCGTTTATTAGCCATTGCGAAGATTGCAGATCGTTCTTTTAACTCCACAACATCAAGCACGGAATATCACAAAAATTATTTCGCCAAACCGCTTCGTGATATGAGCAAATCCGCAACCATTAACGGCAAGGATTTCCCTGGCGAATGTATGCCACCGAAAGATGATGCCATCACGATTGTATGGCAAAGCAAAACCAAGGTGACAATTTACATCAAGGTTCGCCCTTACGATTGCCCGAAAGAGATTACGGCAAATATTTTCTTAGATTTAGACAGCTTAGGAGAGTAAACAATGGAACGTATTAGTGGAATGAGTTTTGACTTCTATTTATTCGGGTTGCCTATTCATGCAGAGTCTATCAGTTTATCCATTACAGATAATAGTACCGTTGCACAAACACGTGGAATTCCAGATGGTTGGGTAAGCGGTGATGTGGCAGCAGAAGGCGAAATTGAATTAGATGCAAAAAATTTCTCAAAATTATCAGCTGCAGCCGCAGCAGCAGGAAGTTATCGCAGTTTACCCGAAACGGATTTTACCTTCTTTGCACAACGTGGTGGGATTCGCGACAAAGTGGAAACCTTTGGCAATAAGATTATTTTAACGGATGTGTTAAATATCGATCCGAAGGGCGGGGCGAAATCCACGAAAAAATTAAAATATTTTGTAACAAGCCCAGATTTTGTACGTATTAACGGGGTATCGTATTTATCTGATGAAGATACACGCGATCTTCTCGGCTAACCGAATTTAGGGGCTGACTGTGCTGACGTATAACAATAATAAACAAGCAAGTGCGGTCAGTTTCCTAAATGTTTTAAGGCAATTTTATGAATAGCAAAATAGATAGCACAATTCCGTTTATTGGCTCACTCACTGCGCTTATTTCAGGATATAGCTTGCATGAATGGGCATCATTATTCGGTATTTTATTTGGTGCGGTTTCAGTGTGGATCGCTTACCGAAAATACAAAGAAGACGTACAAGCACGCAAAGATGAATTAGCCTACAAAATGTTGGCAGCAAAAATTGAAGCAAAAAAATTAGGAATAGCAATAGATGAGTAAAAAATTTGGTGCAATGATTTTATGTTCAGCCGCAGCTGTCGCAGCCGCTTTTTTTGCCCAGCAGAAAGGCTTACCAGCGCAACAACAAAATCAAGTCAGCCCAAAAGCGGTGTCAATGATTGTGAATTTAGAAGGTTGCGTGCGTAATCCGTACAAATGCCCTGCTGATGTGTGGACAAATGGGGTTGGCAACACCCATAACGTAGATAAAACCAAAATTTTAACTATTGATGAAGTGGCAACCGATTTACGCCAAAACATCAAACAGGCTGAAAATTGCATTAATGCCGATTTTAACGGCAGAAAGATGAATCAAAATCAATATGACGCAATGACCTCACTTGCCTTTAATGTGGGTTGCAGCAACATCAAAACCTATTACAGTAAAACCCAAGGTAAACGTGTCGCAACCACGCTTTATCGCGCAGCACAAGCGGAAAACTGGATATTAATGTGTAATCGTATTGAAGATTTTAACAAATCAAGCGGACGTGTGCTAAAAGGCTTACAAATCCGCAGAGCTAAAGAAAAAGCAATTTGTTTGGGGAAATAATGGAATTTAAAGCCTTATTTATCGGTGTATTTTTGATTGTGTTTGTGGGCTGTATTGGTTCTACCTTGCACTATAAAAAGCAAGCAGAAACCACCGCACTTTTACTTAAACAAAGTGAACGAACCATCAAACAAAATAAAGTGATGTTGCAACGGTATGAAACACAAAATGCAAAATTGACTTCTCAACTCAACCAAGCAAACAAAAAAGCCGAACAACGCAGCCAACAACTAAAGGACGTGCTAAACAATGCAGAAAATAAAAATTGGACTTATGGCCACGTGCCTAATGATGTTGCTGGCGTGCTCAACCACCGCACCCAAGCTAAATAAGAGTTGGTTGATTTGCCCACAAATCACCGAATGCAGAGCCTTAAGCGTGAATATTCGCACTAACGGCGATTTGGCAGAGGGTTTAAATCAAGCCTTAGACCGCTTGGAGATTTGCACCACGGCTTACACCGCAATAACCAAATGCATTACCGATTTTAACAACCAAAACCAAAAGGAAAACTAAAATGGAAAAAAAACAAGCGCAAATCTTGTTAGAAAAACTGACTGGAAACCTTAAAGATTCCGTCACATTAAACATTGCAGGCGTTGATTTTACCTTTATTCGAGATAACGCTGCTTACGATCAAATGTTAAATGACATTGAAAGTAACAATAAAGTGACACCTATCAAAGATTATTTGTTAGCGATTGTTGCACGCGAACAAAAAGAGGCATTGCTTGAAATTATTCACGTGCCAACACTGGCGGCACAACTGGCAGCGAAAGTCAATGAAGTGTTTGTGCCAGAAATTCAAATTACCGTAAAAAACTAACGGAGCGTGTGGCAAGTATCGAGCGCAACGGGCTATCACAAGCCATTGCGCTACGTATGCACTATTTACCACACGCCGATAATAGCGACTACAATTTAGCGCGCGCAATATGGTTACACAAACAGTATTTTGAACAACAGGCAAACGCCGTCGCAAGCGGTATCGCCAAAGTCTTTTAGGATTTCATTATGTCAGCAGCACAAGGGCTTGAATATATCATCAGCTTAACCGATCAGATTTCCTCACCGCTTAAAGGGGTAATGAAATCTATTGATGATTTGAGCAAACGTGGCGAAGCAGCAATGAAAAAAATCGGGCTGGGTGTGGCAGGTATTGTTGGTGCAGGCTTTGCCTTAAAAAGTGCGCTAGATCCTGCCATTGAGTTAAATCGTGCCTTAGGCGAAGTTCACTCACTGGGTGTTGCCGACACCGCCTTAGAAAAACTCAGCAAAACTGCCCTTAATTTTTCCAGTCAATACGGCGAAAGTGCGGTGGATTTTGTGCGATCTTCTTACGATATTCAATCAGCGATTGCAGGGCTAAATGGTAACGAATTAGCCGAATTTACCCAAACCTCAAATTTATTAGCCAAGGGCACAAAAGCCAGCGCAGCGACCATTACCAATTATATGGGTACCATGTACGGTATTTTTGCTGAAGATGCTGCCAAACTAGGAAATGCAAATTGGGTAAACAAAATCGCAGGACAGACAGCCCTTGCGGTGAAGATGTTTAAAACCTCAGGCGATGGAATGAGTGCGGCATTTACCTCGTTAGGCGCAGCCGCAAAAGCCGCAAAAATTGATGTGGCAGAGCAAGTTGGCGTGTTAGGTAACTTACAAGCCACAATGAGCGGAAGCGAAGCAGGGACAAAATACAAAGCCTTTTTAGCTGGCGTGAGTGGTGCGCAAAAAGAACTTGGCTTAAGTTTTGTGGATACCAATGGCGATATGCTAGATATGGTAACCATTCTTAACAAAATTAAAGGTAAATTTGGCGATACCTTAGATGTCGCACAAGCTGCAAAACTGAAAAAAGCCTTTGGCAGTGATCAAGCGGTCGATTTAATTAAATTACTCTTGCCGAAAACGAAAGAATTAAAAAATAACATCGCCGATATTACAAAAGTCAGCGACACAAAAGCCTTGGCACAAATGGCTCGTTCAATGGTTGATCCTTGGTCGCGCCTTAGTCAAATTATAACGGGTGTCAAAACAGCAATCGGGGGAGAAATATTGAAAAAACTTGATCCTATTATGCACAAGGTGGCAGATCTAGGACAAGAATTTATTGATTGGCTCAAAACCTATAAAAATATTGCACGCTGGATTGGTTATGCTGTGGGGGCATTGATAGGCTTTACAGGTTTAACTGCTGCATTGACTTTAATGAGTGGCATTATATCAGCTATTGGTGTGGCGTTCTCTTTTCTTGCAAGTCCTATTATGTTGGTTACTGCAGCAATCGTGGGATTGGGAATTTTTATTTATAAATTCCGAGATGAATTTATGCAATTTATTAGTGGATTTATTCAAGGTTTTAAAGCTGCAGGTGTATCCCTTGACCCATTATTTAATGCGTTTTCTTTAGTGTGGGGAGCATTGCAAAAAATTGGCACAACTATTGGGCGTATTATTGGCTTATTTGGCGGTGCTTCTGATTCAGCTTATAGTTTTCAACAATTCGGTATTGATCTTGGCTATGCGCTGGGCGTTGTGTTTAACACGGTGCTTGATGCAGTTGAATTGGTCGCACAGGGATTTAGCTTTCTGGCGGATGTGTTTGCCATTTCTATTGGCGCAATAATTGACGGCTGGAACACAATCACTGCGCTTTGGGATAGCAATAAACCGATTGAAAGTTTCTTAAATATTGCATTGGAATTGGGCAAAATTTTCTCAAAAGCCTTTAAAGGCATTGTGAATTCGTTCATCGATCTGATTAATTTTATCATCAAAAAAGCCAACAGTTTACCGGGCATTAATATTCCGCTTATTCCAAAATTTGAAGACGGTACATTACCGGCAAAAGGCAGTAAGGCAGTTGTGGACGCATCTATTGGTGCGCAAGCGTTGCAAATGCAAAATCAGGTCGGTGCATTAAATCCCACCTCGCCGAAATTTGAATTGAGCGAGCAAACGAAACCAAAATTAAATTCAATGCCTCAAGGATCTGTGACAAAAACATTGACACAAAACCGCACCGAGCAAAGAACGATAAACTATGGCGGACTGGCATTCTATGGATACGATAAGAATGAAATTAAGCAAGAATTGCGCAATAAAGAACAGTTAGCGGCAGGGTGATAAATGGAAAAACTTTACCTTGATTTACTGATTACGGGCGAAGACATCATGCTAGATAGTGGTAATCAGCCGTTAATTTGCGATAACCGAATATCTATTGCGCAAGATATTAAACACGCCATTTTAGAAAGTGGATTGGCGACACAACTTATCGCAGAGCGTTCTCGCATTTTACGTCGCGATATTATTTTGCAAATGATGTTATTAGTTGAAGAAGATGCGCGCTTGATTCCAGGTACCGTTTCCATTAGCGAAGCACGTTTAGGGCAGTTATTTATTACCGCTGAAACCTATGAATTTGGACGACTTGATGAATTGGAGTTACGTTTAAATGAGTGAAAATTTTAAACAAATGTTATCTGAAAGCGGCTTACCCACAGAAGAAACGCAAATCCGTCAAGAATTTGAACGCTTAACCGCAGAAGAAGGATTGATAACTAACACAAGCAGAATGAGCCCATTCTGGCGACTAATCACTGCCATTGCGGTTAAGCCTGTGAAGTGGCTAACCGATCATTTAATTGCGGAAATTCTGCCGAATTTATTTGTAAAAACCGCAAAAGAAAGTTGGTTACAAATTCAAGCTTGGGCAGTGGGCTTAGATTTTAAAGCTGCCACAAAAGCAGAAGGTGTCGTGCATTTTACAAAAGAAAGCGAGGTAACCAACCTCACCATTAAAGCGGGCACCGTGATTCAGACAGAGCGTATTAATGATGTGATTTTCCGTTTAATTGTGACAAAAAACACCATAATTCCTAAAGGTGTGTTGCGTGCACCAGTGCCAGTAATCGCAGAGCAGGCTGGCGCAAATTACAATTTAGCGGCAGGTTATTACCGTATTTTGCCAGAATCTATTGCGGGAATAAGTGCGGTAGAAAATTTAGAAAATTGGCTCACCTCACCAGGCGCAGATCGTGAAACAAATGACGAGTTACGAGAACGTTATCGCACCCAGTTTTCCAGCGTAGGGCAACACCACATTGACAGCGTTTACAAAGGCATGATTGCGAAAGTCGCCGCCTTATCGGTGGACAGAATTTATTTTAAACACGATGCGCCACGTGGTCCAGGTACAGCAAACGCTTATTTGTTATTAGACACAGGCGTAACCAGCCAGCCCTTTATTGATAAAGTCAATCGCTACGTGCGTGACGAGGGCTTTCACGGTCACGGTGATGATTTATTGTGTTTTGCGATGCCAGAAACAAGACACAATATGACATGCGCCCTTTACTTTCAGCCGTCCATTTTTGTCGGCGACGTGCGTAAACAAGAAATTTTAAGCCAAGTGGAGAATATGATCCGTTGTGCCTTTCGTGAAAATAATAATTACAACGTGACAAAAACCTATCCTTTTAGCCGTTTTAGTTGGTCGAAATTAGGCGAAGAAATCCACGACAACATCAGCGAAATTGCATCTATCGTATGGGGGCAAAGCGACATTCAAAGCGAGTTATCTATTCCCCGTATTCAGCAGTTATCGGTCACAGTTCAAAGGTAAGGGGCAAAAATGAAAATAAAATTGCCCTTCTGGATGGATAAAGGCGAACTTAACAAAATTGCCATGCTATTTGGGAAGTGGTGGGATTATGTTTTAAGTGCGGTCAAGTTTCCCTTCAATATTTTAGATGAAGAACACTGCAGTGAACGCATTTTAAATTTAATCGCCTATCAACGCGACGTAGAACGATTTGAGGGCGAGCCGTTAGAACTCTTCCGTAAGCGTGTGAAATATGCCTTTTTAAATGCGAAAGATGCAGGCACCAAAGCCGGCTTTATCCGCATTTTTGAACGCCTAGGTATTGGCTATGTAGAAATTGAAGAACGTTTTGACAGAGAAAATTGGGATGTCATCAAAATTCGAATCAGTGATTCACAATTAGCGAAGAAAACAGCATTACTCAATTTAATCATTCGAAAATATGGCCGCACTTGTCGGCGTTACACCTTTGAAGTGATCACGAAAGAAACCGTAAGTATTTATCACGGCGAATTTGATCACAATTACCAAAGTTTTTATATAAAAGTAAGATAACAACAATAAGAGGTTTATTTATGGCAAGTTTAATTACGCCACAATTTGAACGCTACGTTGCAGAACAAACTATTGCACGTGGCACAGTACAGTTTGATGAATTTATTTTCGCCAATATTCCAGGTTTAAATGAGAACAATCTTACTCAACATCTTACGATCCCCACATCCGCACAAATTGTACATCGCCAAGCCGTATCGCAAAGTGGCGTGATTAATGAAAATGCCGTTGTGTATTCTGTGACGATTGGGACGGAAGTAGGCGATTTTGATTTCAATTTTATTGGCTTAATTAATCGTTCTAAAAATCTTTTAGCCGTTGCGGTGCAAACCGATATAGTGAAAAAAATCCGTAATAAAAATGCTGTGCAAGGCAACAGTATTACACGCAATATTCTTTTAGAATTTAGTGGCGCAAAAGCACTAACAGGCATTAATGTCAATGCGAACACTTGGCAAATTGATTTTACTGTACGCTTACATGGACTTGATAAAAAAATTCGTTTAACCAATCGTGATCTCTATGGCAGAGCAGTATTTTTCGATGATAGTTTTCTCGTAAAACGTGTTACAGGTAATCAATTTACCATTCAACCAGGTACGGCTTATATTGAAGGCGTTCGTATGGATTTAGGCTCAAAGTATCATCTTACTGTTAATAGCTTACCTTGTTCTATTTATGCGGATGTCGTGCACCATTGCACCGTAACGGGCGAATATCAAACCGAAATTAAGTATCTCACCCAATCAAAGACGGATTATGTAGATACAGCAAACCGCCAACACTATGTGCAAATCCTTGCGAATATTGATAGTCAAGGTAATGTGACAGATCGCCGCTTGCTTTCGCCATTTTTGGGGATGAATCCGCTTACACTGGACGACACCACAGAAAACACCAAAGATAAACGGGGTCATACACACAAGTTACCAATTGCCAGCATCACAAAAAAAGGCATCACGCAACTAAGCTCAGCCACTAACAGCAACAGCGAAACCCAAGCCGCAACCTCAAAAGCCGTCAAAACCGCCTATGACAAAGCAATAGACGCCAAAACTAGCGTAGACAGATTACAGTTAAATGTCTCACAAAATTACATCCCCAATAACAAAAAATCCTCTGCAGTAAATAGCAGTAGTTCA